GAAGCTGCCAATATCTTACTGCCATTTTCTAATTCCAGAGATCCTTTGTTCCATGCCACAATACCCTGTTGCATCCATTTGGGCAAGTTTTCGTATGCAGTCTGTAACCTTCCAAGAAGTTCTCTTGCGGTCGCTGCTTTGTTTGCAAGAATGCCAATGTTTACGCTGTCATTAAAGACAGCATAATGCAAAAGGTAAGATACGACTGTAGTCGATTTACCAGTCTGTCGCGGCATCTTACAGATATTAAATCTGTTTTCGTGGAAATTATTGATTAACTTTTCTTGAAAGTGATATGGATGAAACTGCGTAAGACCTTCATCAAGAGAAACAATCTTGATATAATTGTTGGCAAAATAAACAGGGTCTTCCTTACATTTCATAAACTCAAGAAT